GTACCGGTAAACGCGACAACTCTCTGCTGTGGGTGATCACCACCGCCGGCAGCAATCGCGCCGGCATTTGCTACGAGGTACGCACCTTTGTCACCAAGTTGCTCGACGGCGTAGTCCGGGATGACAGCCAATTCGGCATTGTCTACGGACTGGATGATGGCGATGCCTGGGACACCGAGGCGGCGTTGATCAAGGCCAATCCGAACTGGGGCATTTCGGTGCGCCCGGAGGTGCTGGGGCCGTTGCAGGCCAAGGCCATGCAACTGCCCAGCGCCATCAACAATTTCAAGACCAAACACTTGAACGAGTGGGTCAATGCCGACACGGCATGGATGGACATGCGGGCGTGGGATGCCTGCGCCAATTCCGGCCTCGATCTTGATGTCTTCGAAGGACAGCCTTGCTGGATCGGACTGGATCTGGCCAGCAAGACCGACATCGCGGCGCTGATGCTGATATTCCAGCATCCGGATATCTCGGACGCCTACGTGGTGTTCGGCAAATACTACCTGCCGGAGGATACGGTGAATGGCGCCGGCAACAGCCAGTACCCCGGCTGGATGCGCACCGGGCGTCTGACCGTGACACCGGGCAACGTGATCGATTTCAGCTGGATTGAGGCCGACCTGCTGGACATGGCCTCGCGCTTTGGTATCCAGGCCGTGGCCTTTGATCCGTTCCAGGCCACACAACTCTCGACCCGGATGCTGTCCGAAGGACTGCCCATGATCGAGGTGCGGCCGACCGTGCTCAATTTCAGTGAACCGATGAAGACCGTGGAAGCCCTGGTGCTACAGAAAAAACTCATTCACGACGGCGACCCGGTTCTGGCCTGGATGGCCAGCAACGTGGTGGCGCATCTGGACGCCAAGGACAACATCTATCCGAGGAAGGAGCGCCCGGAAAACAAGATCGATGGCATCGTCGCGCTGATCATGGCGATCTCGCGCGCCATCAAACCGGGAGACGGTATCGTGATCGACAGCAGCTACGAACTGATGGTGCTGTGATGGGCAAGATTGCCGATTTCTTTCGATTCAGGGGTGGACCCCGGGCCGACTCCGATGACCGCAGCCCGTGGGGTTCCTTTTGGTTCGAGCCGGTCACCATGCGCACTGTCAGTGGCGCGCGCATCTCGTCAGAGTCAGCGATGCGGCTGTCGGCCGTGTATGCCTGTGTCCGCATCCTCGCTGAGAGCATGGCGTCGCTGCCGTTCATTCTCTACCGCCCGGGTCAGGGCGGTGGCAAGGTTGAGCTGCGCAATCACTGGCTCTATCGCCTGTTCTACATCCGCCCGAACCAGTTTCAGAATCCCTTCGAGTGGCGCGAGATGCTGATGGGCCATCTGGCGCTGCGCGGCAACGCGTTCTGCCGCATTGTCAGCAACGCCAAGGGAGAAATCACCGACCTGATACCGATCCACCCGGATCGCATCAGCCTGGTGCTCTCGCAAAGCCAGTCCGACGAATACAGTTATCGCATCATCGACCGGCTCGGCAATCAACTGGTGCTGGCTCGCGGCGCGGTCTGGCACCTGCGCGGCTTGTCTTCCGACGGCATGCTTGGACTCTCGCCCATTGAAATGGCCCGCGAAAGCGTCGGGCTGGCGCTGTCGGCGCAGGACTATGGCGCGCGGTTTTTTGACAACGATGCCAAGCCCACAGGTGGCTGGATTGAATACGCCGGCACCTTCAAGGACAAACCCGCGCGCGACAATTTTCGGGAGTCGTACCAGAACGCTCAGGGCGCGATGAATCGCGGCAAGGTGCTGGTGCTCGAAGCTGGCATGAAGTACCACGAGGTCGGCGTCACCAACAAGGAAGCGCAGTTTCTCGAGCTCAGGAAATTCCAGGTCACCGACATCGCGCGCCTGTTTCGCGTGCCGCCGCACATGATCGCGGATCTTGACCGGGCAACCAATAACAACATCGAGCAGCAGTCCATCGAGTTTGTGCGCTACACCATGCGCCCGTGGGCGGAACGCTGGGAAGCCAGCATTCGGTCCGATCTGATGCTAGACGACGAAGGCCTCGACTGCGAATTTGATTTCGCGGCGCTGATGCGGGGTGACGCCAACAGTCGTGCCACCTATTACTCGGCGATGGTCAGCATGGGCGCACTCACTCGAAACGAGGTGCGCGTCGCAGAGAACTACACACCGCTGCCCGGCCTGGATGAGCCGCTGGTGGCGCTCAACATGGGGATGACCGGCACCAATCAGCAACCGGCGACAGCACCACCGCCCGACGATGACAACGCCGAGCCCAACAAGATCAACACCGAAGAAGATGACGATGAAGCATGAGATGAAGGGTGAACTACTGCTGGCTGAGTTTCTGGCAACGCCATGGGCCTTGATGCCCGAGCGCCTGAATGCACTGACGGCTGTACTGGGGCGATGGTCCAGAAGTCAGCCTGCCGGTGACGATGTCCTGGCTCAGGTCATGGCCGATCGTGAGGCCCGTCAGGCGAAACGCCAGATGGCGCAATCCGCCGGTGGTGCTGGCATTGCCGTGCTGCCGCTGTATGGCATCGTCACCCAGCGCGCCAACATGGTCGACGACGTCTCCGGTCCCGGCATGACCAGCACACAGATGTTCGGTGCTGCCTTGCGCCAGGCGCTGCTTGACGACTCGGTCGGCCAGATTCTGATCGACATCGACAGTCCTGGTGGCAGCGTCTATGGCGTGGCCGAGCTTGCCGATCAGATCCAGTCGGCGCGCGCGAGCAAACCCGTCGTCGCGATCGCCAACAGTCTGGCGGCGAGTGCCGCGTACTGGATCGGCTGCGCCGCCGGAGAGTTCTATGTGACGCCCGGTGGTGAGGTCGGCTCCATTGGTGTCTGGCAGGCGCATTTCGATTACTCGCAGGCGATCGCTTCTGAAGGTGTGAAGCCCACGCTGATTTCTGCGGGCAAGTACAAAGTCGAGGGCAATCCGTATGAGCCATTGAACGACGAAGCACGCGGCTTTATGCAGTCGCGCGTCGACGACTACTACGGTGCATTCACCAAAGCTGTTGCCAAGGGGCGCGGCCTACCGGTTGCCAGCGTGCGTGACGGACTCGGTCAAGGTCGGGTTCTCGGCGCTGACGCCGCCGTTGAGCAAAAGATGGTGGATGGCATCAGCACCTTCGATGACGTTGTGACCCAAATGCAAAAGCGTTCGCGTTCGCAAAACCGAGGGGCATCCCGCCTCGCACAAGCAAGAAATGCGCTCGCACTTATTTGACCTGATTTGATTTTTCGCCTGCCTGCATTGACTGCATAAGCAGGCCAACCGAACAGCCGCCCTGGGAAACCATGGCGGCTTTTTTCTTACCCGCCTTTGTGCGGGTTTTTTAATTGGAGAACCCGCAATGAGTAAACAACTCCGCGAGCTGCAAGCTCGCAAAGCCAACCTCGTCAAGGACGCCCGCGCCGTAACCGACGCTGCTGTCGCTGAAAACCGAGATCTCTCGGCCGATGAGGTTGCACGTTTTGACACCCTGCGCGCGCAGATTGAAGCTGCGTCCGCCGCGCTCGATCGCGAAATGACATTGATCGCCGAAGAAGCACGCTCGGCCAGTGTTACTGCCGCCCTGGCGGCCAGTACGTCGTCCGCGCCGTCCGCTGCCAGTCATATCCTGAGCGTGCCATCCGGCGCTGGCTTGATTTCCGTCACCGAAAACCGCGATCTCGATCCCCAGCGCGGCTTTGCCAGCATGGGCGAGTTCTTCCGGTCAGTGCGTCAAGCCGAGGTGGCGCGGCGTACCGGTGGCGCGGTCGATGAACGACTATTGGGCGGCTCCGGCATGAATGCTGTTGCCCCCGGCCTGGTCGCCAACGAATCCGCCGGTGTCGACGGTGGATTTGCGGTCCCACCCCAATTTGCACAGGATATTTTCACGCTGTCTCTGGGTGAGGACGGCCTGTTGCCGATGACGGACAACGTCGAAATCTCCGGTAACAGCATGTCCTTCCCGAAGGACGAAACCACACCTTGGGGCTCCAACGGCGTGCGCGCCTACTGGCAGGGCGAGGCCTCCATCACGCAAGCCACCAAGCCGCAGCTGGGTCTGACCACTTTGCGTCTCAAGAAACTCATGGCGTTGGTGCCAATCACCTCGGAACTGCTCGAGGACACCAATGCGCTCACCTCGTATCTGCCAAAGCAGATCGCCGAACGCATTCGCTGGAAAACCAATGAGGCCATTCTGAACGGCCAGGGTGACGGCGTGCCACTCGGCGCTTTCCAGTCTGGCGCCGTGATCACTGTGCCCAAGGATCAGGGACAGGCGACACAGACCCTGACGCTGTCGAACCTGCTCAACATGCAGTCGCGCTTTATGCCGGGTTCAGAGAACAAGGGTGTGTGGATCATCAACAAGTCAGTCCAGGCGGCGCTCTACGGCATCACCTGGAACGGCATGCCGGCCTTTATGCCGATCGGCTACCAGGTCAATCTGGGCGGCTCGCTGGCACAGGTGCAACGCAATACCTTGCTGGGTCTGCCGGTGATCTTTTCGCAGCACCCTGCAGCGTTCTCTGCCCAGGGCGACGTGATGCTGGTG